CCACAATGTTAAGACGCTGCACTTTATCCGCTCTGCCCGGATTGTAACCTTGGACTGGCACACCAGAGCTTTGTAACTCTTGGATCAGAGAAATACCAGCTGATTTGTCTTCCATCAAGATAAGGTCAGCTTTTCTACCCTTAGCAAAGTCGTTATCCGCGCCGTATACCACTTCTTTAAAGTCGTTCAATACTTTGCGGCGCAATTCAGGGTAAGACAAATGTTCATCCCAAGCATCTAACAGGATGACACTGGTTCCCGCGTCCAATTTATCAAACACACCCCACACTGTGCATGCTGTTGGGTCGTTGACAGTTTTCTCTGAGGTAGCTGGGTCGTATGACACAATGACATACTCGAGGTCTGGCGTTGGCATGTTGGCTGGCCACATTCTGAACTGCTTACGTTTGACAATACCAGTTGACTCAGGGTCAAGGATCTCGCCGTAAATCTCTTGCCGACCAATGTCGGTGCCATCGTACGTTTCTAGCTGTTTGAAGAACGTTTCTGAGAGGTTGGCCCTGTTGTCATACGACGATGCGTTGACCATGTAGACGTCGCCACCGATTTTCCCTTCGGCAAGGTCGACAATCGTCTCTCTTGGTTTGGGGGTAGTAGTGATAATCTGCTGCACTCGCTTAATTCGTGGATCTTTAAGACGTAGTGTGAACTGTACGCCATCATAGGCGTCGTCGAGGTAATCAAATGCACACAGCTCGTCGAACCAGGCTCCATGATATTGTTTACCACGATATCGTTCTGGCTCGGAGGCGGGGATACCTTGAATAATGCTTCCGTTGTTGAGGGTAATTTCAAAGAGGGACTTGTTGTAATCGCGTATAAGTGACTTGGGAATGATATTGAGAAGTCCGGAGTCTCCTTCAAAGCAAGTTGCACGTATATCATTTGAGGTAGGGGCTGTGACCAACCAACGTGTGTTGTCAAAAGAAGCAGCACGGATGCCAATCCAGTTAGAAGCAGTGTGCGTCTTGCCAGATCCACGACCGGCAAGCATAAGGAACGTATCGTATTCTCCATCTTCGGGTTCTTTTTGATGATCAAGTGCTTGAAGTTGCCAGCGGACTTTCCATGACATCAAATCGTAGGCAGGCTTGGGCCAGTGCTTACGCTTTTCCATGTAGTCGTACAGGAACTTTTCTTTTTCGGGTGTTAAAGGCATGCTATAAATCCTTCTCCTACGAGAAAGCTATTGTCTTTTCCGTTTGTTTCAATGTGAACGCAGTTCTGTGACTTGATTTCGGTAACAGAATGGATGAGTCTCCAATCTTGCCGAATCTTTAGCGGCTTTGGGAACTGCTCTTCTAATAAACGCAGCTTGGTTTTAAAATTCAGTTTGTAGTAGTTCTTGGATGCATCATATTCCATTACAGTTTTGCAACCAAGCGATTCCAAAAGGTATTGCACTTGCTGCACAAGGTGTTTGTTTCGCAGAGTAAATCGAAATTTGTCTTTTTGTTTGTTGTATTGCCTAGGTTTGGCATGCATAATGCCACGAAGCAACTCAAGACGCTGCTCAGCGCTGGCGAGCAGATAATTATTTGGGATTTTGGTGGGGACAAGCGGCTTTAACTGCGCAGTAATGTCTGGGCTCGTTGTAAATGCTGGCTCCATGTGCTTGGGAGAGTACACAGGATTAATTTTATAACCGCTTTCCTTGAACTTACGCTCAACAAACTCATAGGTTTGATGGTAAGGACGCACCTCGCCGCCTTTTTTGCGGTTGAAAAACCAAAATCCGAACACAAACGGCGGGATTGCTAGGGGCTGGGTGGGCAATTCAATGGGGCCTGTGGTTGGCACCGAGTACAGTCTGCGGTTTTCCCTGCCAGTTAGGGGTGTTTGTGACAGATCAGCGAGCGCTGTGGGTCTTAGCTGGCGCCTAAATGGTCTACGCTGTTTGTATGTGCGGATTCTTTGGCGATGCTTCTCGTTTTCCAAGGGTAATTGCAGCTTATCATCGCCGCAGATAGTCAGCCCGTCATTAAACTGCACCTCATAACAATGCTGGGCGCGGTATTGCTGGACTAATTTTACCTTTACTGGTTTGCCTTGCCTGTCAAACAATATATCACCTTCTGTGATATCGCAAGCCATCTTCCAATAATCAAGGGTTAATACCTTTTGTGTTGCTAGTATCGCCATAAAAGTTTTTTAGGACCCATTGGTCCAGCCATTTCCCTAACGGAACGCGTAGATTGTTTTGGATTCTCGGCGGCAGATTTTGGATACTTAATGCGTCTTCAGTCAGATTGATCCGAAACTGCAGATAGTTGGCAGTCTCTTTATCAATGATCTCGATTGGCACATCAGCCGCGTCAAAATTATATAAGTCGCATACCAGCACCCGAAAGCCTCTGAGATGGCCTGGAGGATTTTCCAATGCCCCTTGGATTTGGTAGACGTACTTGTTCATACCTTCACTAATACGCATATTGGTGCATTTTGCCCTTATAACTAAAAATCATATAAAGGCAATTCTATATAACTAAAAGTTTGGTTTGACAGGGTTGCCACACTTGCCAGGGTTAAAACGAACTCAGTCTGTAATATATTATTCTTTTTTTTTAAAAATAAAAATAAAAATAAAATAAAGTATGGCAAGTGTGGCACGGAGGACTTAAGTCATTGATTTTAAAGGAAAAGGGGTTAAAAGAAGTGTGGCACAAGCCTGTCACAAGTGTGGCACAAGTGTGGCACGTTTCACATTATGAAATTTTTACAAAAAAAAAATTTTAGAAAAGTGACTTTTTATAACCTGTAGTTATATAAAAACTTGCTTTTTTAGGGACCCCCGCCGGGCCAGGGAGGGGGGTCCGCATAATGGGGTATCGGTTTTTAGTTTGACCCTATGCACTGTTTTGGTGCATCGGTTTCGCATCTATGCACCAGATTGGTGCATAGGCCCCGAGCTCGCAGCCTGGGCACCAATCTGGTGCATGGGCGCGCAGCTGTGCACTACTCTGGTGCACCGGTTAGTTAGCGCTTACTCACTTAGGCCACGCACCAATATGGTGCATGCCAGGCGCGCACCAATCTGGTGCATGCCAGGCGCGCACCAATCTGGTGCATAAGTAGGCGCGGCCAGTCTAGCAGCGCGGCCAGTACGCGTACGCGACGCGCGTTGCCTAGGTGCAGCGCCTTATTAGCTATTATGCGAGAAGCGCGCGGCCTATATTACTTTTATGTCTAAAGGATCTATTGATTTTATGTTATTAGCGCGAGACAATCACTAGGTGCGCTGCCATTGTGGCGGCGCTTAATTAGGAGCATATATCTTGAGAAAATCATTACTTAACATTGATCAAAACCCTAAAACAATCAAGGGCCAAAAATACGGCTTTATGACTGGCGTCTTATATCTAGCACCAGCGGATCTATCAGGCCGTAACGTGTGCAGCATGGCAGCGCTTGCAGCATGTAAAAACCCTTGTCTTAATAGTGCTGGCCGCGGCGCATTTTCTAACGTGCAATTAGCACGTATCAATAAGACTAATTATTACTTTAATCAACGCGCCGATTTTATGTCTAATCTAGTGTTAGACATTAAATTATTGGCCAAAAAAGCAGCAGCGCGCGGCCTTGTGCCGTTAGTAAGATTAAACGGTACGTCTGATATTAAATGGGAAAACGTGCCGTTGACAATCGACGGCCAAAAATACGCTAATATCATGAGCGCATTCCCTGATATTCAATTTTATGATTACACCAAAATTGTAAACCGCGACGCGCTGCCGCCTAATTATGATCTAACATTCTCTTATAGTGGCGTACCACAATATCAGACATATGTTAAGCAAGCAATTATCAAGGGTATGCGCGTCGCCGTTGTTTTCCGTACGCGCGCCGCTATTCCAAAATCATTCCTTGGCCTTGATTGTGTCGACGGCGACGATAGCGATATTAGACACCTAGACGCGCGCGGCGTTATCGTCGCGTTATATGCCAAGGGTAAAGCGCGCCGCGATACTAGTGGTTTTGTCGTCGACAATGCGCGCCGCGTTATTCCATTAACTTTAGGAGCTTAATTATGCAATTCTTACAATATAACGGCGACGGATACGTCTCCAAGGGTTTTCAATTAGTAGATTTTGATCATGTCAATAATTTTTTTGATATTGAAGATCAAGAAATTATTTTTAATTTAGCTATAAATGAGCGCTTTGAAGTCAATGATTTAAGCGGCCACTTTTACATTAAAAGGATCAAATAATATGCATTACATTACAAAACAAGAGACGTGGAATACTGGCGGCGGCTGCATGGTAGACGTGTTTACATTAAGAGGCGGCCAAGTATTGTGTATATCAGACGAATACGTCGGCTTATACAATTCAATTGATGACATGTTAGAAGACGACGGCACAAAATGCCTAAACGGTTTTTGGATCAATACAAAGGAATAAAAAATGCATGCATACGCAACAATAAACGAAAAGCATAATTGTAGAATTTTCGTCTTAGTATTATTAGGCGATAGCGAGAGCGCCGATACTATAAACGAATTAATACAGTATGAGCTAGACGAAAACCCAAAATTAAAAAATGGATATGTTGAGAGCTATCCATTTTTTAAAGCCGATTTTGTAGTATTAAATTAATGCCGTCTTTAAGCCGCTGCCATGCGCGGCGGCTTAGGGGCTTGCATTGTGCTGGCCTTAATTACTTTATTGAAGGGTTAAACCATGGAAAACACAATCAACGCGGCGCGGCCGCTTTATACAATCGCGCGCGATATTCGCCGCGCATGGCCTAAAGTGTATTTTGCCGCCGCGCCGTATTTAGACGCTATGAGCTCATTAAATTCTATTAATGACAAGTATATGTATGACGACGGCCGCGGCATTGTGCGTTATTTTTTGGCGAATGCCAGCACCTTTAGAGGCGACGCGGCCAAGGCGCTTAAGGCCGAATTAAAGGCGCTATTATGAGCGCCGCGCCTTTTATTGTCTTTTATCGTTATCAGGGCCAAGACTATTCCAAGGGTTTTCCTACAATGCGCTTAGCGAAGGGCTTCGCGCGCTTTACTGGCGGCCGCTTAGAATGCCGCCTAATAAATTTATTTAATTAGCTCACTTTATGAGCTATTGGAGGGATATTATGGTTTAAATGATGACTAGGCCGCTTTATTTTGCTGCTGCTGCTGCTGCTGCTGCTGCTGCTGCTGCTGCTGCTGGCGCCACAGTGGGTTAGTCTCATGCCAGGTATAGGGAA